GAATTAGCTAGCGAATTAGAAGAAGCTACTTCGCTTTTAATAGGTATTGACCCTGCGTTACTTACACCTATCGAACGTATACGGGTTAAGTTATACAACATTACTAAAAGTAGTGAATCAGTTACTAGAAAAAATGGTTCTTTCACAGTAGTTAAATCTAATAACTCTAACATCGAGGTGTAAAATAAAATGACTTACTCACTTAAAATAAACAACATACCTACAATACGATATACTGCTGCTGAACGAAGTAAGATAGTATCATCATTACTATTACCATCTACATTACTGGAAACAGTACAATCGCAGTTTATACCATATAACGGTAACGAACTAAAAGAAAATGTAGTAGAAGGTAAGTTAGACAATTACTTAATAAGCTGGTTATGTAAACCTGAAGAAGCATATAAAAGCAGGAACGTACTTATTGTTTTAAGAAAAGACTTACTTAACATATTACCTCCTTACGCTTTAATTAGTTTAAATACAAACCCATAAAAGGAACTACTATAATGAAAACGATACAAATTGATTCTATATATAAATTCAACCCAGATACTACACATGAACTAACTAGTCATGTATTGGGTCAAAATGTAACTAATTACATTCATCATCAATACCTTACAGTAGGTATGCACTCCTCTAACCTATGTAGAGAAGGGCTATATCGTGTATTCGGTTATGAGATAAGTGTTAAAAATAGCTTAAAAAAGTACCTAGTGCAAACTAATGTAAATACTTATTCTATCGCTTATGCACCTAATAAAACAATGTTACGTAAGGCACTAAGACTAAGACTAAATACAAAATATAAAATAATAGCTTGTCCAAAGGAGTTACTATAATGAACCATACACTACTCACTTCTAAAGAACTACTTTGGATTGAAACTGCAAGAGTAACTAAAACTACTTCAACCCTTGCAAGGTACTTTACTCATGCTAAGGGTAAAGGAGCCATAGTGTACCTAAAAGAAGGTACATATAGAGTAGTATTTAATTTTGGTAATAGTAAATACAATGCTACAATTGCAGCAACTAACCACTTAGAGGCTATACAACTCTATAAAAAACATTATTGCGATACTACTGTGCTTCGCAGGGCACAATTTACTTACCCTAAAGTACTTAAACCTCGAGCTACTATTAACCCTTTTAAAGATTACATAGCTTAAATTTAGAATTTAGAATTTAGAATCCTACTGATAGAGTAGTTACAAAATTAACTACTCTATCTGAAGTGTTTTACTTTACTTTACTTTACTTTACCTCACTAACAAGGAACTATATATGCTTTCCCATAAAAATTATTTAATATCTACCTACTATGGTAAATACAGTGTTCAATTAAAAGCAGGTAATAAACAGGATTATTACTACGTATTTAACTACTACGCTACTGTAACTGGCGCTAAACAAGCCATCAATCATAATATAACTAAGTACGGAAAGTAACTACTAAAATGGCATATACACCACAACAACTACAAGAATTGATAGCGGCGGCTAAAGCAAGGAAACTAGCCTTACAAACTAATTTACCTAACTTAGCGCCCTTACTTAGTCCACTAACACCTATACAACTTAACGCTAAGCAACAGGAGTTTGCTACTTATATATCTCAGCCTCATCGACCTAATTGCATACTAACTGGTGCAGCAGGTACAGGTAAAACAACGGCGATTAAAAATGGACTACTTACATTGTTAAGAAATGGTAAGATACTTCCTATGCAAGAACATACCTCGTGGCTTCATGTAGGTACACCATCCATAGTATCGGTATGCTATACACGTAGGGCAACTAGGAACCTGAAGAATAACATGCCAGTAGAATTACAAGCTAACTGCTTAACAATACATAAGTTACTCGAATTTAAACCTGTTATTATCTACACTACTGATGCTAATGGAATAGAGAAAAAATCAATGGTATTTGAACCTACTTACCATGCGGGTAATAAACTACCTAAGTCTATAACTACCATAGTTATGGATGAAGTATCAATGATACCTATTGATTTATATAATATGCTTATAGATGCATTACCTAATCCAGAAGCTGTGCAATTTATAATGTTAGGTGATATTCAACAACTAGCTCCTGTATTCGGTGATGCTATATTTGGATACAAACTAAATAGTTGGCACACTATAGAACTAACTGAAGTATATCGTAACCAAGGAGCTATATTAAACTTTGCACATAGAATCCTAGAAGGTGCAGAAATATTACCTGAAGAACTAACTAGTAAGTGGCAAGTACCTAATGAACTTACTATAGCTAGGTGGAAACCTGACACACTATATACCACTGCATTAAATACTACTGTAGGGTACTTAGAAAAGAGATTCTTAGCAGGTACTTACAATCCATTAAATGATATGGTAATTACTTGCTTTCGTAAAGAAGGTACTTTCTCGTGCACCGAATTAAGTATAGGTATTGCAGAGTTTTTAGATAAATCTTACGGTGCAAACGCTCAAACTATAGTGCAAATAGTAGCTGGGTACTTTAAAGTATATTTTGCTAAAGGAGATTATGTAGCTTACAATAAAGAAGATTACATAATTCTTGACATAGAACCTAACAAGTTATACACAGGTAAGTTACTGCCCGATACATCAACTATATTTACTCGTCATGGACAACCTAAAGGCTTAAGCGTTAATAATACCTTAACTAAATACACCGAAGAGGAATTAGATGACTTAATAACTAAAGCCGCTAATGATATGATAGCTGCACAAGAAGACGTAGATACTGTAAATGCTGCCTCACATACTATTACTTTACTACCTTTAGAATTATACGTACCAGGTAAAGATGTAACTACATATGAGCACTCAGATAAAGTGTATATAAGTTCTAGAAGTGCAATAAATAAGTTAGAGTATGGATATTGTACCACGGTACATAGTGCTCAAGGTTTACAAGCACCTAGGATATTCTTTGCTTTACATGGTTCACAGAAAAGAATGTGGTCTAGGGAATTATTATACACAGGAGTAACCCGTGCGCAAAAGGAGTTAGTTATATTGTGCGATAATAGTACCTTCATAAAAGGCGTGCTTACACAACAAAACAAAGGTAAGACTTTGCAAGATAAAGCTAAGTACTTTCTAGGAAAGGAGGATAAAAGTAAGTTAATTAAGTTCTAAGTAAGTAGTGCAAAGAGTAGCTAGTCATAAATGGCTTACTCTTTGCATAGGCGGTAACGCCTTAAGCCTTTAAAAGGGCATTAAAAGCATTACAACGCCATTTTAAAGCCGCTTAAGCCTTATCCCTTACACCACGTTCAAAAAATATTTTAAAATATTTTACAAAGGGTATTGCATTACGGCTATGACTACGCTATACTGATTTATGCCTAGGGAATAAGCCCTATTCATACCTAACTAACATTTTAAAGGTAAGTACCATGACACAAGAAACAACTCCAGTAGTAAACCCTAACACTGTATCATTTAGTTTCCGTACACTAACTGATTACGCAAAGCGTAAAGCTGCTGCATTAACTAGCAACTTACCAGTACCTATTGAGAAGAAGAAAACAGTAGAAATTGTTTGCCCACTACTTACATTAGATGACGTAGTAGATATTCTTAATGCAGGTGAAGCAGGTAAAATGACACCTGAGCAAGAGTTGTTAATTGACACTCTTAATACAGTAGTTACTGATGCAGTACGAGCTAAACTAACGGCACAGCCTGATACAGAAGAAGCCAATGTAGGTATTATCCAACTTGATGAATGTACCTTTAGTTATGTAGCTAATCAACCTAAAGCAACTCGTTCACGGGCATTAAGTGATGAAGCATGGGCAGGGTTTGCAGATATCTACTTAGCTGTAATGCCTGAAGTAGTTGGTAAGCGTCAAGAAGTTATTCAGAACCATGTCAACTTGTTCAAAGATGGTATGAAACAAATTGGTAAAGACTTCGGTAAACTTAACTCACTTAAAGCATCCTTTGATGCTTTTACTTCAGAAGCTACCTATGTATCGGGCAACGAGGCAGTAGTTAATTATGTATCTGGACGCTTTACTACTCTATTGAAAGCCTTTGAGAAGGCTGAGTTAGAAGTATAAAGTAATAAAGTAATAAAGTAATAAATAGTTTGCTAGTTCTATTGTAAAATAAAAACTAGCACTGTTATTTATATATATTATATATTATACAGTGTATATAAATAACATTAGGATACCATCATGGCGATAACTACAATACAGGAACTACTTAATGAAATGATAGATGCAGGTTCTATAACCTTAGCATTAACTCAGTCGCAGGCTAACTCATTAAGAACAAAATTATATAGTGAATTAAAAATAATGAGAAAACAAGACTTAGGTATTTTTGCAGAGGATAAAACTTTTATGGATAGAGTAACTAACTCTAGTATACAACTGCACTATGATACTACTAATGAATATGCTACATATGAGTTCGCTAGTAAACCTATTAAAGAATATAAACTAATACCGAGGCAGCATCATGGGAATATATGAGCCAGCATACATAGAGTTAGTGCAGCAAGGTAAAGTTACTTTAAACTTAGGTGTACTAACTACTCCTGCTAAGATAAGAAGTATCATTAGAGGTATATCACAACAAAAGTATTTAGACCCTAATAAGCAAGTAGGCAAGAAAATAGTAGTTACTACTTCTTCTCATCCAATTACTGGCGAAGTCATATTAGAGCTAACTCACATGATGATTAAAAAATCAACCCTTATATAACTCATAACCATGACACAAGCAATTAAACTTAAAATAGCAGAACTATCGCAAGCACTAGAAGCAGGTGACAGTTCTATCTCATCTAACATATTATGGATACATAAACAATTACAGGAAACACCTGAGAGTATTCATTTACTAAGCGAAGATGAGATAGCTACTATTATAAAAGGCTTCTCTATTGCTAGTGGTAATAACATAGTAGCTCCAGTTAAGAAAGGCACTAAGAGTAACTTAAAAGATGTAGAAGTATAGTATAGTGATGGAATTAACTACTATATTACGTGCGTGGTTTTTAGTCAATGTAAATAGTGAGCGACTTGTTATACATAAGCACTTGGTGCAACAAGTACATAGACAAGTAATCCCCCTATCTAAGGCATCAGATACTTACTTACCTTTACTACTTTACTTCGGTGATGAACTACCTGCATGGAAACTTAATTATATATTGTATATCCTAGAAGGTACTACAATACAAGAACAACAGAGTATACTATGTATCCTACAATAAAATTACTATCTCATTCATCAATAAGTTCCTTACAGTCCTGCCCTAGAAAATATGAATTAAGTAAATTATCTAAACTAGAAAAGACAAGTAGCATACATACTACCTACGGTACTGTAGTAGGTCTAGGACTAGCGGAATATTTCCTATCTAAAGATTTAGATAAAGCTAAGTTACTAATGTTTATTGCTTGGGACTTGCACTTATTTGAACATGAGCCTAAGAGTAATAAGTGTTTACAAACTGCATGGTTAGCTATTGATAAGCTAGCGGCAAATATAGATATTAGTAGGGAATATGCTAACTGTGTAGTACCTACATTCAATGATAAGCCAGCAGTAGAATTAAGTTTTTGCATTGATTTAGGTAAGGGCTATTACTATCGGGGCTTTGTAGATGTTGTACTGTACGACACAGTATTAAACAAATACATAGTTCTTGAGTGTAAAACTACTGGGGCTTACACAATTGATGAAGCTAGTTACGCAAATAGTGACCAAGCAATATCATACGGAGTAGTGTTAGATTTAATTGCTACTAATAACAAGACTATTAACAACTATAATGTAGACTACCTAGTTTATGGAACTAAAAATAAGGAGTGGGAACTACTACCTTTTACTAAGACTAAGTTTGCTCGTGCTAAGTGGTTATTAGATTTAATAACTAGGACAGAGATATTAGATTTATACGGCGCACTACCTTACTTTCCTACTAATGGAAATAGCTGCGTCACTTTCACTAAGCGCTGTGAGTTCTACGGTGTATGTACTTTACCTACTAATAGATTAGTAGATATGAGTAGGCTAGTGGATGATGAGTTTAATTGGGTTAAAGAGTTAGATACTTGGCAGTTTCATTTTAATTATTTAGATTTACTTAATAACGAGGAGACATTAAATGGTTGATAAAACTACATTAAAAAAATGGGGTATAGTATCTCCCTCACTACCTATGACTGAAGGTACTTATTCAGTTGCTTTACCTGTGGCAAAATTGCATTTACTTGATTGCATAAAACTACTGAAGCTAGATGCTGATAATGGCTACTACTTATTAGATGTTGCCTTACATGTATCCACTCATAATGATAGCGCAATATTTTTAGTAGGTACAGGTACATACTTAGCAATAGAAGTAGCTGACTTAAGTACCGTACTACCTCACATGCACTTAGCCCACTCTAAAGATTTCACTATTCAGATACTAGAATTTGATTCTAATAACTTTACATAACTACCATGCAAAATATAAACATCATAACTTCTGACTTCGGTAAATCTATCATAGCTGAAGTAAAGGGTGATGAACATACTTGCTATGTTAGAACTACCGCTCCTAATGCAGTAGCTAGGTTTACTTCTCCTTCTACTGTACATATACAGTGTGGTAACAGCGGGGCAATTATTCATCTAGTAGATGCCGCGTACCCTAACAAACTAATAAGAAACATAAAGGTACTATAATCATGGACTTCAACACAGTAGAACAAAGTAACACACATAGAACATTACTATTTGGTGACCCTAGTTCAGGTAAGTCAGGTGCTATTGCCGAACTAGCTAAGCATTATGCTATTGATTACATAGATTTAGAGGGTGGGGGCAAAGTATTAGGTAATCCTGTATTCGGACTAACTGCTGATAATAAATCTCGAATAAACTATATTCATATACCTGATACTAAAGATTACCCAGTTGCCGCAGTTACCTTAGAAAAATTAACTAGATTTAAAGATGGTACTATATGTACTGCTCACGGTACATGGGACTGCCCATCATGTGCTCCGCAGCCAGCTAAAGCAGCTACCAAAGCATTAGTAGTTAGCGGTAAAGTAGTTAGAGAGGCAATGCCAGCTACTGAACCAACTTCTGGATTACAACATAGCGTACTTGATTTTACTTCTGATAGAAGCAATAGAATATTAGTTATCGACTCTATGACTCAATGGAATAGTAGTTTATTGGCAGCTATTATGTTTAAGGCAGGACGAGGTAAGTTAGATGACAAGGCAGAGTTTGATGATTGGGGTAACTTAGGTAAGAACTTGGAGACAGTAGGTAGTAGAATTCAAAACTCTAAGATGAACATTATCATCATTACTCATGTAGCTACTATTAAGCAAGAGAACGGGCAAGAAAAATTAACTGGTATAGCAGGTACTAATAACTATGCTCGTACCTTCCCTAGATTTTTTGACCATAAAGTATATTGTCAAATTAAGAATGGTAAGCATGTACAATCTTCCTCCTCACTATCTAGCCCCGTGGTATTAACAGGTAGCAGAAGTGGGGCAGACACTGAAAAAGATGGCGGCTTACTTGCTATCTATACTGAGTACAGGAACTATAAAAAGATTTAAAATTACCTAGCTAGTATACCTAGATAATAGTCATTCAATTGTATACTAATTTTAATCTATCAATATCAACTTAACAAAAGAAAGTAATACCATGTCAAATACATTTAACGACCAAGACTTATCAGGTTTAGAAGCAGTAAGTGGTTTCCCTATCGCACCTGCTGGTGCTTATACAGGCTACGTAAGCTTAGAGCGGAAGACTATTAACGACGTACCAAGTATCGTAATGGTATTTACTGTTGCTAGCACCTTAGCATTAGATGACCCAAGTGCCGCAGAAGTAGATAGTGGTTTTGAAGTCAATCAAATCTGTATGCTTAACGACAACGCTAAGTATTCAATCGGTAAGATTGATAAAATCTTAGAGGTACTAGGTAAATCACGTGCGGAACTTAAATCAGTTGACGCTATTGTAGAAGCTGCACAAAATGTAGCAGTAGCCTTTGTACTTAAGGTTAAGCCTGATAAGAAGAACAAAGAAGTACTTCGTAACGAAGTACTTGAAGCCTCTATCATGGCAGGTTAATAGACTAAGTAGTTCGGTACTGTTTGTAGGTTACAAACCTGTTTAAAAGAAACCTACACTTAACTTTGGAGTACGTTATGCAAGTAGTATATTACATCCTATCCGATTTATTTGATACAAGTCACACCACATATACTTTAGATAAAGATAAGGCGTGTGAAGCAGTTAGTTCAGGCGACTACGAAGTAGCTAGTGTTCTAGGTCAAGCTGACTCACCACCTAAAATGTTTACTGATGATGGATTAGGGGCAGTGAGCGAGATACCTATGGAGCAATTTAATGGCTGAATCTACACTCTTAACTAAAGCAGCTAACTTAGTAAGTGGGCAGCGTAAAACTGATTACGGAGATGCGCAAACTAGCTTCAATACTATAGCTAGTATATGGTCAGCACTCTTACATAAGAAACTTACTGCACCTATTACTGCCCAAGAAGTTGCACTACTTATGATTGGCATGAAGGCGGCTAGATTAAGTAACTCTACTGACCATGAAGACAGTTGGGTTGACATAGCTGGCTACGCTAGCTTAGGGGGTGAAGGTATTACAAAAGGATTTTAGTTTATCCATGATAAGTATTTATGAGATACTTATCTTAGTTAAATTAAACTATACTTAAAAAGAGAATATGAATCAACTACAATACATTAAACTAATTAGATTACAAGAAGCATTAGAGCCTGCGCAAATTAAACTGACTAATACCCAGCTTAAGGAAAAGTACAGGACTCTGAAAGCAGAAGGACTAACTCCTAAGCGTATAGGTGTAGCACTTAACCATAAGCAGCTAGCCGCATTAAAACGTAATCAGCATACCTTTAGACTTTCAGGAGTAGTAGCGGTGCTAAAAGCTATTCTAGCTGAGACAACTGTAGAAGATATACATATTGAGTTACACAACTCCATATGTATTTTGCAAAAAGTTTTAAAAGTAAATAGACAGTTCCCTTAGCTCAGTTGGTTAGAGCACCCGACTCATAATCGGTAGGTCATCAGTTCAAGTCTGATAGGGAACACCAATACCGCTATCATGTACCAAGTTGTGTCATTTATATTAACTAGAATGTGGACATAACTTGTTCGTAGCTTAAGCGGAATATAAAAGTAAGCTACAATTCTTCAAACTCTTTACGGCGAAGAGGACTAATTCTAGTAGTCGTACCTACATATACTAAGTAATCAATATGAAAAATAACTTCTTAATTATCCTTGACCAAGCTGACCAACCCTACGCATTTAAAGTTAAGTCATTGTTACCTGCGGGGGCACAAGGAACCATTAGTTATGGGCAAGCATATACTCATATAAGTATGCTCAATCTTGCAGCTCGTAAGTACGATTACATCATTACAACTAACGCAGCCATAGCCTCTCTACTTCTGGATAAGAAAATACGTAGTGCAGGGGAAGAAGGCTCAACAGGAACTATCACTGACTACGCAGGTAAAGTATTAAAGCATCCACTTCTGTCAATAGAAGTTTTAATTCTTCTATCACTTAAACAATTAGTTACTACTTCTACTGCTGAGTTTTTAAATAAAAGATATATAAGTAAGTTCACTGCACCTACACTCTTCTACCCACCTACTGAATTTAATTGGGAGTTAGTTGATAATGAAACTACTTGGAATAAGGCATACACAGCCTGTGTAGCTGCGGACTTTGTAGTAGTAGATATTGAAACTTCAGCTAATCTATCTATTAAATGCGTAGGCTTCGGAGCATTTAAATACGATACTCTAACCCAGTCGTATACTTCCACCAATCATGTAATTCCTTTTAAAGAGTTACATCATGTACATTGGTGTAGAACATTGTGCGCACTACCTGTAGAAAAAGCCGCCCACAATGGTATGTATGATATAGTATGGTTACTAATATACAATTCACCCTTAAATAATTTTAAGTGGGATACCCTAGGTATGATGCACTCATGGTACGTAGAACTACCTAGGTCACTCGATTTTACAACTGGGTTTCTATTACGTGATGTTCCATATTGGAAAGATGAAAGTGGAAGTAACTTATATGAATACAATGCAAAAGATTGCTGGGCTACTGGTAACTGTTTACTGGCATGGATGCGTGATGCACCTAGTTGGGCACATGCCAACTACCTTATTAAATTCCCCGAAGTATTTCCCTCACTATGTTGCGAGATGGAGGGAATTAAAGTAGACCCAGTAGCTAAGAGTGAGATGCTTATTAAGCAAAACGAGATACTGGATAGGGAATTAAAATCCATACAAACTATGATAGGTATAAATAGTTTTAATCCTGCTTCACCTGTGCAAATGAAACAGTTACTGTATGTACTAGGTTGCTCAGATTTAGTCGACAAAGTAAATAAGTGGAGCGGCGAAGTAGAAAGTAGTTCTGATTCTAAAGTAATCAATAAAGCCATATTGCGTCATCCTATAAATGCTAGGGTGTTAGGTAGTATACTACGCTACAAGAAGGCTAAGAAAGCACTATCAACTTACATAGAGGCAAGATTATATTATGGAAGATTTATATATCGCCTTAACCCTTTTGGTACTGAAAGCGGTAGAAGTTCTTCAAGCGGTTCTTCACTTGCACAAGTAGATTTCGGTAAGACAGGTACAGCTAAACCTAAGTATTTACATTACGGC